GTTATACTCGCAAATGGTGGTACAATCGACAAATATATGGGAGATTGTATCATGGCATTTTGGAATGCACCTCTGCCCTGTGAAAAACATGCAGAAATGGCACTTAAATCAGCTATGGAAATAGAACTACTTACCGAACAATTAAATAAAGAATTAAAAGAGAATGGACTAGACTTACCCCCTGTCGTAATAGGAACAGGAATTAATACAGGACCTTGCATAGTTGGAAATATGGGAAGTGAGTCTCGTTTCGATTATAGTGTAGTAGGCGATGCAGTAAATTTAGGGGCAAGACTGGAAGTACAAACTAGAACTTATGATACTCCTATATTATTTTCCGACTTTACACTAAAGCACTTACAAGAACATGGATGCACTACTAAATATACAAAACTTGATACAATCAAAGTAAAAGGTAAAGACGAGCCTGTAGAGATCTTTGCCCCAATATTCAAAGGCGGAACTAGAAAATTACAAAAAACATAACATTAAAAAAATAATTCTTGACTTTACGTTCATATTTTGATAAAATACACTATAGAATTTTTAAATTCAAAGCAACTAGGAATAGATAATGAGCGAAAACGAAGATATAGAGGGGAGACTTACAACTCACGAAGCTATTTGCGCAGAGCGCTGGAAAACCGTGTTTAATCAATTAGAGGGCATGGAAGGCAGAGCGAGCAAAAGATTCGATGCAGTAGAAGACTCCGTCAGCAGACTGGAGACAGTTCTTTTTTCTGCTGCAGGAGGCGGAATCGTAGGACTTGCCACTATTGTTTTTACTTTTTATACAATGACCTAACGGATAAGGAAAAATATGAAAACTAAATTATTAGCAATATTACTATCACTCATGACTTTACCAGCCTTTGCAGGGTTGAGTGGAGGAGTTGATTACTCTTCAGACTATATTTGGAGAGGAGTATCTCAAACTAATGGAGGAGCAGCAGTGTCTGGTCATCTAGAAGTTGAAAAGAATGGTTTATACGGAGGAGTTTGGGCTTCTCAGGTAGACTTTGGTGGAGATGATAGCATTGAGTATGATTTTTACGGAGGAGTAGCACTCGCAGTTTCAAATAGCATCGCATTAGACCTTGGAGTAATTCAATATAACTACGATGGAAGCTCAGACTCTTACGAAGAACTGTACATATTAGCAAATGTAGGACACTTTGGTGTATCTTACTATGTAGATATGGATGACTCAGACAAAGATTTTGTAGCAGTAGATATGGATCTTGGCTTCATAAAAGCACTAGATGTAAATTTAGAGTATGGAAGACACTATGATGATACTGACTATAAACAATTAACAATATCTAAAGACTGGATGGGAGCAAAGGTAGGTCTTCAGGTACTAGATGGTGCAAGGCATGGAACATTTATGGATCATGCGGCTTTAACTATTGGTTGGAGCTTCTAAATGGCTTATTCGGATAAAGTAGTAAAACGTTTTGAAGACGTACTAAAGAATCCAGAAGCGCACAATGTTGGACGCTTCGACCCTAATGATCCTAACATAGGAACAGGAATGGTTGGAGCTCCTGCTTGTGGAGATGTTATGCGACTGCAATTGCAAGTTACAGATAACATAATAACAGATATAAAATTTAAAACTTACGGCTGTGGCTCGGCAATTGCCAGCTCAAGTGAGTTAATAGATATGCTAACGGGCAAAACACTGGAACAGGCGGAGGACATCACTAATAAAGATATAGCTAATGCATTGTCTCTACCACCTATCAAGCTTCATTGCTCAGTTTTAGCAGAGGAGTCTATAGCAAAAGCACTAGCTGACTATAGACGTAAAGATAACTATAGGAGTAGTGATGGTTGATTACGAGACTAAAATGGCAAAGCCCGCAAAGGAGTCAACAACTCCAGAAGCCCCTGGCATAGAAATATATGAAAGTAGGGGGTTATGGAAGTACCGTGATGCTATGGGAAAATTGCATAAATTTAAAACAAAAGAGGAAGCTGAAAAAGCTTTAGAGGAAAATGACTAAGTGGTTTAAAAAAGCTTGGAATATTATAAACGGTTCAGACAAAAACTGGGACGGCACAGTAGATATTCAAGACAAAATGATTGCCGCTAAACAAAAATCAAAAACCTTTGCAGAAGTTAAAGCAGAAGCACAGGAGAAGGCGTCAGATGACGCAAAGGAGAAGTAAATGGGAGCTATAAAATTGCTCGGAACACAAGTTGCGTGTGGAACTAGTGTTGGTGCTGCATCTACATTTGATGGATCTGTCAATGTAAGACTTGTTAATTCAGGTACTACAGTTAGACTAGTTACTGTTGCTAATGCGGCAGACGCCACGTTAGGAACTTGCTCACTAGCAGGTGGAGAAACAATAATTCTTAAAAAAGGAAATACTGATCAAATATTTGCTGCACATGCAGAAATACTCGGAACGCCAGTCTTAACAGAAGGGTAGTGGCGAGAAAAAAGTTACGAAATACTCGTGGGTCTACGAAAGGACGATCTGCTTATCAGAAGTATTTAAAATCAAGGGTAACATCAAAACGAAGGACTAAGTACCAAACGTACAAAAAGTCCAGGGCTCAGAGATTGGGCAAAAGGAGTTAATTATGCCAAGTGGTAAAGGAACTTATGGAAGTAAACGTGGACGACCTAAGAAAAGTGGTAAAAAGCGCGGGGGTAAAAAGAAAAAGGGTATGAGGCACCATGGCTGTTAAGAGGCGTAAACGAAAAACCTCAGCCAAGAAACGAAACGTACCTACTAATAAAAAGCTATATGCTAGAGTTAAAGCAAAGACTAAGAGAAAGTTTGCTGTATACCCTAGTGCATATGCAAATGCTTACTTAGTGAGACAATATAAGAAAGCAGGAGGGAAGTACCGTCGTGGCTAGGGGTGGTTTAGGCAAATGGTTTAAACAGAACTGGGTAGACATTTCTCGACCTAAGAAGGGTGGAGGCTACAAAAAGTGTGGCAGAAAGAAAGCCAAAAAGGGAAAGAAAGGATACCCCAAGTGTGTACCAGCAGCTAAAGCTGCAAGAATGAGCAAAAGTCAAAGAACATCAGCAGTAAGACGTAAGCGCTCAAAACGACAGGGAGTAGGTGGTAAACCCACTTATGTAAAAACTATAGCAAAAAGAGGACGACGTAAACGTAAAACTACACGTCGTAGAAGGAGATAACTATGGCGGTAAGGAAACGAGGGCGAAAAAAAGACTCTAGACTTAAGAGAGCAGGAGTTTCAGGTTATAATAAACCAAAACGTACTCCAAAACATAGAAAGAAGTCCCACATAGTAGTAGCGAAATCAGGAAAGAAAGTTAAAACTATTAGATTTGGGCAACAGGGAGCAAAAACAGCGGGCAAAAGGAAAACAGGCGAGTCAGCTAAAATGAGGAAGAAACGTGCTTCATTCAAAGCAAGACATCGTAGGAATATTAAAAAAGGAAAAATGTCCGCAGCATATTGGGCAAATAAAGTAAAATGGTAGAAGATATAGATTTAAGATATTTAGATGAGAGCTGGCTGAGGAATCTTTCAGATGCAGCAACTCAAGTATTAGATAAAGTAGACAAAGAAGCATCTAAGACTGGTCAGCTCAACGCTGATAACTTACAGATGGCATCACTCTGTGGTGGCTTTTTATATCTTTACCACCTTGCTCAATCACATCAAATTATTCATTCATCAGATAACAAAACAGTACATTGACTTTAGAAATCAGTCGTAAAGACATAGAGGGTACAGAGTTAACCTCTTACACATCAGAAGATAGGTTTATCAAACTTCCGATAGAGCCATATATGGAACTACTGGGGGTTACTCCTATCGCATCACAACTTGCAATAATCAATGCAGTCAACAATCCCAAATATCGTTTTGTATGCGGAGCAGTATCAAGACGTCAGGGGAAAACATACATTTCAAACATAATTGGGCAACTCACAGCACTTGTCCCAAATACTCACATATTAATTATGTCACCTAATTACTCTCTATCTCAAATATCATTTGATTTACAGAGACAACTTATCAGACACTTCGATCTAGAAGTTACAAAAGACAATGCAAAAGATAGAGTTATAGAACTATCAAATGGTTCTACAGTTCGTATGGGATCAATCAATCAAGTGGACTCTTGTGTTGGTAGATCATACGATTTAATTATCTTTGACGAAGCAGCACTTGTAGACGGTAGAGATGCTTTTAATGTAGCATTACGTCCTACACTTGATAAAGATAATAGTAAAGCAATATTTATATCTACACCTCGTGGTAGAAACAACTGGTTTGCTGATTTCTTTTATCGTGGATTCTCAGATGAATTTGCAGAGTGGTGCTCAATACGAGCCACTTACCACGAGAACCCACGTTTTAGTGAAGAAGACATTATAGAAGCTAAAAAATCTATGTCAGGAGCAGAGTTTGCTCAGGAATACATGGCTGACTTTAATACTTATGCAGGACAAATATGGGCATTTGATTACGAGAAGTGTGTAGCTGACTTATCAGAATTAGACACAAGTAAAATGGATGTCATTGCAGGACTGGATGTGGGGTACAAAGACCCAACAGCTTTATGCGTTATTGCATACGATTGGGACTCAGGCAACTTCTATGTATTAGATGAGTACTTAGATTCAGAGCGTACTACAGAACAACACGCACTACAAATACGGGCACTCCAAGACAAACATGACATAGATTGGATCTACATTGACTCAGCTGCACAACAAACACGATTTGACTTTGCTCAGAATTATGATGTAACTACTATAAACGCTAAAAAATCTGTTCTTGATGGAATCGGAGAAGTAGCAAGCATAGTTGACAATAATAAGCTTATAGTGGATCAGAGATGCACTCACACTCTCGAGTGTTTAGACCAGTATCAATGGGACCCAAATCCGAATCTTATGAAAGAAAAACCAAAACACGATAGATTCTCTCATATGTCAGATGCTCTCAGATATGCGCTGTATACTTTCGAGACTTCTGCAACAACTTTTTAAATTAACCAGACCTACGAAAAAATGTTTCTTGACTTTTTCGTGGTATTTTAGTATAATACAAGATAAGAGAAAAATAAATGAATCTTAAGCGAGACTTAGTCAAATACGTTAGAGACAAAGCAAAGTCAAAGTACGATAAGGGAACGGAGTGTGAAATTTGCGGAAGTACGGAAAATCTGGACTTTCATCACTTCTACGGAATGACGGAACTACTAGACAAGTGGCTAAGAGAGAACAAATTGAATATTGATAGCGCTGAAGAAATAATGGAAGTTAGAGATACGTTTATAGAGCAGCATATCGCAGAACTATACGAAGAGGCTGTAACTCTTTGTCATAATCATCATTTAAGATTACATTCCATTTATGGAAAACGACCCAAATTATTCACAGCCCAAAAACAACAACGTTGGGTACTAAAACAAAGAGAAAAACATGGCATGGTATGACCGAATACTAGGTAGACAAACAAATATCTATAGCGACGACGAAAAGATTAATCCTGCTCAATACCTGATTGGTAGAGAGGAAGGTTTAACAGTCGAATCTAGAGAAGTAGTTACTAGATATCGTGACGCTTATGAAAAGCTAGAAGTTGTAAACCGTGCAGTAAATATTGTTGTAGATGACGTTGCTGAAATCCCAATGGATGTCGGACCTAAAGTGTCAGGACTAACTCCAGTAATTAAAAACATTAGAAAAGTTACTGTTAATAACTTACTAAATGTGCAACCAAATCCATTCCAAGACATAAATACATTTAAAAGAAATCTGATAATTGATTTATTGATTGATGGAAACATATTTATTTATTTTGACGGGAGCGGCATGTATCACTTACCTGCTGAAAACGTTACAATTGAAACAGACGAACAGACATATATAAGCAAGTATACGTATGACGGAATTATCGATTACTCACCAAGTGAAATTGTACATATTAAGGAAAACTCATTTAACTCTATTTATAGAGGAGTTCCAAGACTAAAACCTGCATATAGAACCATGCAGCTTTTAGCAAGTATGAGAAACTTTCAGGACAACTTTTTTAAAAATGGAGCTGTCCCAGGATTAGTACTAAAAAGTCCTAATACACTTAGTGAAAAGATAAAAGAACGTATGCTAGCTGCTTGGAGAGCCCGTTACAACCCGAGCACAGGAGGGAGACGACCTCTAATTTTAGATGGTGGTTTAGAAATAGATAACTTAACGGAGGTTAATTTTAAAGATCTAGACTTCCAAGCAGCTATTGAGGCAAACGAAAAGATTATACTACAAGCAATAGGCGTACCGCCATTGCTATTGGATAGTGGGAACAATGCAAATATTAGACCCAACCATAGATTGTACTATTTAGAAACAGTACTACCTATAGTAAGAAAGATAAACTTTGCATTTGAGCGTTTCTTTGGATTCGACCTTTCAGAAGATGTAAGCAATATACCTGCTTTACAGCCCGAACTGAAAGACTCGGCAGCATATTACAGTACTTTAGTTAATACTGGAATTATGACGCCAAACGAAGTCAGAGAAGCAATGAGAATGGAGCCGTTAGAAGGGCATGACGACTTAAGAGTGCCTGCAAATATAGCAGGCTCAGCAGCGAATCCATCTGAAGGTGGACGACCTGAAGAAGAGGAAAATAATGGCGAATAAAAAACAAGTGTTAAAACAACTAGCTGATTATTTTGCTGAAAAAGGAAAGATCCTATCACCCGCAGAATATAAAGCTGCAGATGATGCACCTATCAGATTTACTATCGCCAAGAGGCCTTTTGGTTCTTGGGGAAGAGTAGGTCAAATGATAAAAACTAACTTTCCTGAGCAATGGGAAAAGGCTAATCCTTCTACGGAAGTAGCAGCCGCTCCAAAAGTTGCAAAAGCGCCCAAAAAAGCTGCGAAGGCTGTAAAGCCTGCTGCAAAATAAAGGGGAATAATTATGCAAAAGATTTTTAATTTAACATCAACTTTCAAATCCGTTAACCCTAACGAAGATGGAAGCGTAGATATCAAGGGATATGCCAGCACTAACGATACAGATCGTGCGGGAGATGTTATTAATAAAGAAGCATGGGAGAAAGGAGGATTAGAAAATTTTGGCAGTAATCCTATTATACTTTTCAACCATGACTACAACAGACCTATCGGCAGAGCCACCTCATTAGAGACTGACGAAAAGGGACTAAAGATTACCGCGAACCTATCAAAAAGTGCTGGCGATGTAACAAATTTAGTGAAAGAGGGTATTCTGAGAGCATTCAGTGTCGGTTTCCGCGTCAAAGACGCAGATTATATGGAAAGCGGCGATGGGTACTTGATTAAAGATGCGGAGTTGTTTGAAGTAAGTGTGGTATCCGTACCCGCTAACCAAGCAGCCACCTTCTCTGTGGCGAAGTCTTTTGACAGTCAGGAAGAATATTCTGAGTGGAAAAAGCAATTTGTCAAAAAAACCGAGGTAATTACGCCTCAAGATAATACAGACATTACGTCTGTCTTCAAGGAAAAAATAATGTCAGAAAATAAAGACTTTAATCTTGAAGAGTTTGCAAAGAACGTTGCTAAAGAAACAGCTGCAACTATTGCGATGCAACAAGCTGATGCTAAAGCGAAAGCTATGGCAGAAGAACAAGCAGTCGCAGAGAAAGCCGTTGAAGAAAAAGCAATATCCGATGCTAAACTCGAAGAAAAGAAAGCTGAAGTATCAGCTATTATCGAAGCAGGAACATCTGGAGCAGAAGCATTAGTTTCTGATTTAGAAAAACGCATTGATAGTCAATACTCTAACGTTGAGCAAGTTGTAGAAAGCCTAAAAGCTGAACTACAAGAAAAATCTGAAGAAATCCAACAAATCAGAGAATCTAAAAGAATCTTTGGCGAAAGACAAAAAGGTGGAAGCCTTGAGTCGTTTGCTAGCGATCTAGAGGACGTATGGTTACTTGGTAAAGCTACAGGCAAAGGGCTTAATACTAAGCACGCTGTAGCTACAATGGAAAAAGTTAATGCCATGTCAGGTGTTGATGTTTCCTCTGCAGATTTTGAACAAACTGTTTCAACAAACATAGAAAGGGATATTCAAAACGAATTAGTACTAGCACCTCTATTTAGAGAAATCGCTATGACTTCTGCGACTCAAATATTACCTATCCTACCAGATGCTGGTTACGCTGAATTTACAGGCAACCAAGCAGCTTCAGGATCCGCACCTCATGGTAACTTAGACCCAAGAGGCGATGCGTATGACCCTGCGAATGGTGCTGGTATAGTAATGACCGAAAGAACCCTTTCAACCAAAAAATTAATCTCTCAATCATACTTAGGTAACGAAACAGAAGAAGATGCAATCTTGCCTATTCTTCCATTGATTCGTGAATCTATGATCAGATCTCATGCCAGAGGCATTGAGAATGCAATACTTGCTGGTGATGACGCTGATGGCGTTTATGGCACAAGTGGAGCAACATTTGAAGGTCTATTGCACTTAGCAAGAAATGATTCAGATTTAACTCAGACTTCAACTGCATTTGCATCAGATGCTCTTACAGCGCTACAATTATTAGCTGCTAGAAAGAACATGGGCAAATACGGCTTTAAAGCTGAAGACGTAGTTTACGTTGTGTCTCAAAGAGGCTACTTCGAACTACTAGAGGATGCTGAATTCCAAGATGTTAATTTAGTTGGCGACCAAGCTACTAAACTATCTGGGGAAATCGGAACAGTATTTGGATCTAAAGTAATTGTATGCGACGAGTTCGCTACACCTGCTACATCTAAATTCCATGCCGTAGCAGTATACGCTAGAAACTATGTTATGCCAAGATTACGTGGAATGACCGTTGAGTCAGACTACGAGGTTGCGGCTCAAAGAAGAGTACTAGTTGCTTCACAAAGACTAGGCTTCATCGATCTAATTGATGGCGCTACATCTAAGTGGGCACTTCAGTACAAAGCTTCTTAATTAACTTACACCGCGCTATGCGGGTATGAAGAAATATGCTGGGTGACTTGGGGGAGTAATTGCTCCTCCAAGTTTCACCTCACTTAAAGGACACAAAATGGCAAACCTAGTTACTACAAAAGACTATAAAAATTACAAACAGATGGATCATAACAAGGACGATGCAAAGATCGATACCTTGGTTGCTTCTGTGAGTCAAATGGTTAAAACATATTGTGGACACTCTATCATTGATTATTACTCTGCTACTAAAACAGAGATATTTGATGTCGAGGATAAACTCACTTCGGAGGTTTTTGTCACAGAATCTCCACTCACTAGTGTTACTTCCGTGCAAGAACGAGCCTCAATCGCTGACAGCTATGAAACTCTAACCAACAATACGCATTACTATGTAGATACAGAACATGATCGTATTAGAAGGATAGATGGTAGTACAGGTATCGATTATTGGCATCAAGGGTTCGGAGCAGTAAAAGTAGTATATAACGCAGGATATTCAGCTGTACCAGCTGATTTAAAACTTGCGGTATATGATTTGATTACATACTACTTAAAAGAAGAATATAAAACACAACGTTCAATCGCTGGAACCACCCTAAGAAATGAAGGTAGTACTTCAATCAGAAATGATATAGGTTTTCCAGATCACATCAAACGAGTACTTGACCTTTATAAAATTATAGATATAGTATAATGTCAGCAAGATTCTGGACAAAAATCCTAACGGAAATAAAGACTCAAGGCAAAGACTCGAAAAACACAAATAAGTGGCGACGAGCGTCCCGTAAACTTGCTTTTAACCAAGAAACTTTATATCGAAATGATATAATGGATGGAGTTTACAACTGGCTACAGAGAGTAGACACCAGAATGCCGAAACAAGAGCTTACAGCTTTTAATAAAGACTTAGAGGCCCTTGTAGATGAGTATTTAGATATAATGTACCAAAGAGGATTAAAAAATGGTAAGATTAAAGCTACTCGTACATCTGATTCAGTAGTTTTTATCTTTCCCCCTCAAGCAGCCCCCAAAGATGGTGGAACAGGAACTGGTAACAAGCAACTTTGGGAAGCGTATAATCAATTCAGAAGAAAAGAGTTGGGAGTATTAGGAAATAAGATACTTAGAACAGAAAGAAATAGTAAAAACTATAATTTTAGTTATATTGTTGGAACAGATGGAGTAAGACGTGCACAAGCATATTCTTCTAGCAACGCTTTAGATAAGCAAGCAGGTATATCAGATGCGCTACATGGAGATTTAAAACAGGGAGTAAAAAGTACTGTTGCTTCATATAAAGGACGAAGTAAAGTTGCAGAAGAAAGCAACAGGAGAAGGAAAATAAGAAACGATCTTGCCGAGACTATGTATAGAAGTCCATATTTTCCTACAACATACATGAACTTTCAAGTAGAAGCAGAATTTGATAGGAGTCTCTTAGACTTTATTGATACAGAGTACGGCTTTGAAGTTTTGCAAGATAATCCTATTGATGGGAGTAAACTAAAAGACACTTATGTTTTAATTCAAACTACACGAGGCACTCAAAAAGAAAACAAGCGAATGCAACAAACAGGCGCTGACAAAGACAAAGTTTTTGATCAGATGATAGAGGAAGGTGTTAAAGCAGTTCGTAAAGATATGCTAGCACGCTTCTCAAAAGCAAGATTTGGAGATACAATTGAAGCTTCTACACCTTTAAAAGAAAGGGGTAAAAGAGCAGTAACAGAACAAGTTGTAGGGCATCTTAAAAAAGGAACAAAAGGCAGTAAGAATGTAAAAGTTACTTCAAAAGAGAAGAAACCTGTAAAAGGGAAAAAATATAGCACCCCCAAAGTCGGAGTAAAAGGTAAAAAAGGAAAAAGTAAAAAGAGTACGGCTCGAAAACCAAACTCAAAAGTATTGTTAGCAGCAAGGAGTGGGAATCGTACATCAACTAAAGGTCAAAGTCCAATTGCTTTACTAACACTAATAAATAAGGTTCTTCCAAGAGAATTAATGAAAAACATGACGGGAGTCTATCCTCGTAGCTTAGAAAATAGAACAGGACGATTTAGGCAAAGTGCACAAGTTACGCAAGTAATCCCTTTTCCACAGTCAGTAGAGATACAGTACACATATATGAAAGATCCGTACGAAGTATTCGAACCAGGCTCAGGAAACCCTTTAGCCAGCACAGGAAGAGACCCACGAAGAATAATAGGTGGAACAATAAGAGAAATAGCTCAAGAAATGATGGGCACAAAATATGGTCTAGTAAGGACTAAGAGAGTATAATGACAAGAAGTATATCAACAAGACGATCGCAAATATTAGATGCCTTAGTTGTAAAACTAAAGGACATTAATGGTACAGGAGATTATCGTACTACACTCTCAAATCAAGTATTTCCTCAGATGAAATTCTGGGATGAAATTAGTACTTATCCAGCTGTACATATGTCTGCAGGTACAGAAACACGAGAATATTATGGAGGCGGACAAAGGTGGAGATTTTTACAAGTTACAATTCGAGGATATGTAAATCAGGAAGACCCTACGGAGGCTCTTTGTTTACTACTCGAAGATATAGAATATGTACTGGATAATAATAATCAAATGACTTATTCAGACTCATATGGAAGCGCTGGTGTCGCACAAATTTCGGTAATATCAATAGATACTGACGAAGGCGTGCTTGCACCTCTAGGCATCGGCGAAATGATAATAGAGGTGCGTTATTAGAAAACCGAGTACTTTAGCAAAAGCAAACGTATTCGCTTTTCAAGCCAAATAGGAGACTATAATGGCAACTAAATTGTATTTTTCTAGAGATACGAAAGTCATAGCACATATGCCGCAGTCAGCTGCAGCAACAAAAAGTATGTACTATGATATACCCGTCTTAGATGGATTTTCGTTTTCTCAAGCAACAAATACTAGTGAAATTACTTTGAATGAAGCACAAAGTACAGCAGGAGCAAGTAGAAGAGGTCGTGCAATGTTTAACGATTCTTATGCACCAGTCGAGTGGAGTTTCTCTACTTACATGATGCCTTACGCTTCGGCTGGAGGTACAAAAGGCTCAGCAGGTAAAGGAAGTGCTACAGATGGTGCACATTGTGAAGTTACAGAATCACTATGGGCTATGTTCTTTGGACAAACAGTAAATGCAGGAGTTACTTCTGACGCTACTAACTTAGATATAGTTCAAACAGGGGCAAATAAAGCAACTGTTGGTGTTTTTGACTTATTCTTCATAATGGGAGCATCGCACGCTAGTACAGCATACACGTATGCAACAGGAGCTAACGCTACACAGCAGATGATTTACAAAATCGCTGACTGTTCAATCGGAGATGTGTCTTTTGATTTTGATTTAGATGGGATTGCTACTGTAAATTGGTCTGGAAACGGAAAAATAATTACAGAAGAAGGAACTCTAGATTTAGATGGCTCAACTGCATTCATTAATGAAGGAGTAGCAAATACTACAGGATTTATTCGTAATAGAGTATCTGATTTAACAATGGTCGGAGACGCTTCAGGAAGTTCAGTAACATATACTTCTACTCTTACAGGTGGAAACATCAGTATGAGTAATAATCTTACTTACTTAACACCTGAAACTCTTGGTGTAGTAAATCAACCTTTGGGTCACGTTACAGGAACAAAAAATATTGGAGGAAACTTCACTTGTTACCTAGATAACGCAAGTGGCACTTCAAGTGCAGAATTCTATGAAGATATCGTAGAAGCAACTTCAGATATTCAAAACTCATTTAGTTTAAGTTTTGATATTGGTGGAGGCGCCGCGCCGCATTGTGTAATTACAATGCCAACTGCTCACTTAGAAGTACCAACTCATTCAATTGATGAAGTAATTTCATTGGAAACTAATTTCCACGCGCTACCAAGCGACTTTGACTCAACAAACGAAATCTCAGTATTTCAATTTGTAGGTAAAGACGTTAACGCGTAAACTAGTGTATCGGGGCGGTTACCCGCCGCCCCAATACTTTTTATTAACCCTTAACAGGAACCAGCATGAACGAACAAACAAAAACAGCACCAGTGTCACTAGCAAGTCTAATGACACCGATGAAAACAGTATCAATTGATTTTCCAGATATGGATGGATTTACTGTTGATCTTTGCTACCTTGCAAGAGAAGAACTATTAAAACTTAGAGGCAAATGTCTTAAGCAAAAATTTAATAAGAAAACTCGTGCTTTCGAAGAAACACTCGATGAAGATACATTCTTAGTCGAATATGTTTCTGCCGTAATAAAAGGTTGGAAAGGATTAAAATATGATCATCTTAGACAGTTAATTTTAATTGAAACAGAAGGTTTAGATCTAGAAGCCGAACTTCCTTTTACACAAGAAAATGCAGAGTTACTTATGAAAAATTCAAGTGACTTTGATACTTGGGTAACAGAATCAGTAGGTGATCTAGAAAATTTTACCAAGAACAAGTAACTTATATAGGCGAGTTACTTGAAAGATATTACAACGTAAATTCTCAATTTAAAAGCTACGAAGAATATATCGCTGTAATGGAAAGATTAGGACGAGAGCCTGATCCAGATAAAGCACCTTTAGAGCAGCACCATTTTCCTACTGAAGTACAAATTGCCTTTTTTGTACACAGCTTACTCCCCGAAAGATGGGATGGAGCAAGCGGAACATACTTAGGAAAAGATTGGAGTGCTCTAGGAGCTTTTCTAAATGTATATGATATACAAGAACAACAAGTGGTAGTTATATTTTTAAAACAAATTGATTTACATAACTCACAACATATTAACGATAGGTTAGAAAAACAGCGTAAAGCAGAAGAAAGACGCACAAGTGGAAGCAATTCAAATATTCCAAAAGTACCGAAAAGATAATGGCAAAAAATGATGTAGTAATAACGCTCCGAGTTGATGATCAGGGAAATATCAAGCAAGTCGGAAACAAAGCAAAAAAAGCAGCGAAAGACGTAGATAAACTAGGCAAGTCAGCAGCAAGTACTGACAGGCACATGAAAGGTGTATCTCAACAGTCTTCAAATGCTTCAAAAAACTTTTCAAAAATGGCACAGGGAATGTCCGGAGGGCTTGTGCCTGCTTATGCTACATTAGCGGCACAAATATTTGCTGTAACAGCTCTCTTTAGGTTTTTACAACAAGCAGCAGATTATAGAGTTCTTATACAAGGACAAAAAGCATTTGCAGCAGAAACAGGTATTGCATATAATAGTATTGCTAAATCTTTGCAAGATGCAACTGATGGGCAATTGGCTTTTAAAGATGCGTCTCAAGCAGCAGCAATAGCAAGTGCTGGAGGCATGTCCCCCGATCAATTAGAGCGTCTCGCAGAAGGAGCTAGGAATGTTTCTATAGCTTTAGGTAGAGACTTAACAGATTCATTCAATAGATTAATTCGTGGTACTACAAAAGCTGAGCCAGAGCTATTAGATGAACTAGGTATTATATTAAGACTTGATGAAGCAACAAAAAATTATGCAGCTCAAATAGGAAAGACAAAAGATACTCTTACAATTTTTGAGAAGTCTCAAGCGGTAACTGTAGAGGTGCTTGCTCAAGTAGAAGATAAATTCGGGGCTATAGGAGAAAATGCAGACTTAAATGTTAACGCTTTAAATCAGTTTGCAAAAGCATTTGATGATGTAATAAATAAACTCTATGAGTTTGTTGGACCCGTTGCAGAAGGGCTAGCTAGATTTTTTAGTCAAAATCTTACTGCTTTTATAGGGGCAATGGCGGCTTTTGCAATTCCAATCATAAAAATGATTTTACCATCTTTTGATGAATGGTCAGCAAAAGCGGCAGACAATGCATTAGTACATAAAAAAGCTTTCCAAAGTCAGAAATCAGACTTAGCTTCTTATAGAGCAGCTTTAGCTGCAGCAAAAACAGGAGCAGGAGTAAATAGAACAAATTTTGAAACCCAGGCAGGTAAAATGGGCATAGGAACTTCTGGAAGAGGAAAAGCAGGAGCTATTGCTCATTTTGAAAGACAAACAACTTTAATGAGAAAAGGTGAGCTCGATAAAAGAACAGGACTACTTGCAAATGCTAGCAAAAAAGACGTAGCAATACTTAAAAAGGCTTATACTAAAATGATGGCGGACACAAAAGGTACTACTACTTGGATTACCCGACAATTTCAAACAATGGGTATGAGATTTAAAGTAGTTACTACAGGCATGAAAACAGTCTGGCAAGGAACTATGGCTTTTATGGGGGGTGTAGCGGCAAAAACAGGAGCTTTAATTAACAAAGCCCTTTCAATTGTTATGCTGTTTAGTGTGTTAGTTATGATATTCGATATGATAAAACCATACTTAGATAAATATTTTGGCACTAACTTTGTAAACGAAGGAGACGAGAAGTTTGATAATATAGTTAGCAATATGAAAAGTATTAATAAAGAGTTGAGAGATATGGCGGCAAGATTTAATGAAAAAGTAGGTGGACAAGGTACTTTAGCAGGTGCAATTCAAACAGCTATTTTTACGGGGAATATGGCAACTTCTGCAGGACTTGGAAAGTCATATCAAAACTTTAAATATATGAGTCAAGAATCTGACTATGGAAGAACTGAAGCAGGTTCTGAAGCAGTCAAACAGTTTGCCAAAGATTTTCAAATTAATTTAGGAAGCCTTGCAGCAATTGAGCCTGAACTTCAAAGCTTATATCATAGCTTCGATCAAAATAAAGAACTATCAAAAGAGCAAGAGGACGCACTCGCAGCAATAATTAATAGAATGAAAGGAGCCAAAGCAGCAGCAGAACAACTTCAGACTGCACAAACAGAACTAAATAGAGCACAAAATGACTATATTAAAGGAGCGGCAAAGCTTAAGTTCAGCGGAATGATACAGCAGTATAGACTAGGATTAGAAGGAGCAAAAGAACTTTTAGCCGATCAACAAAGAATATTAGGTAATCTTAGTAACCCTGATGGAAGTATGAGACGAAATCTTACAGATCCCCAAGAAAAAAGATATAGAGAGCTTAAAGGGGGTGACTATCTTCCTGATGGAACTTTAAACGTGGGTAGTATAGCGAAGCTTCAAGACTCGGTAAATAGAAATCAATCAGGATTTGATAGATTTACAGAATTTAGCCAAAGAGGAGCCGGTCTAGAAGCCAGTAAAACAATGATGCAAACACAGGTAGCAGGAATTACAAGAAGTGATTCTGCAGCTAAGAGAGTGAAAGAGATAAATGCGATAAGACAAAAAGGCATTGACATTATGCAGAAAGAGCTAGAAATAGAGCAAACAAAATATTTACTTTCAGTCGCAACAGGACCAGAAGAAAAAGCAGCAGCAGAGATTGCTCTTATTCAACAACAGACAGGTCTGGATTTATTAGAAAAACAAAAAGAAGCAATGGAAAGTCAAATTGACCCTCTTAATCAAATTAAAGATGCAAGTATTGCTGCATTTGATCAAGGGCTATCTTCAGCTATACTAGGAGTGATAGACGGAACAAAAACAATGAAAGAAGGGTTCTTAGATATGGCAAAAGCAGTTCTTCAAGCAATTGCACAAATGATAGCAAAACTTATAGCTATGAAGGCAATTCAAGCTATGGGATTTAGTTTTGCTGATGGTGGAGTTATTCCAATGGCAAATGGTGGAATCAAACCGAAAGGGTATAGAAGTGGCGGAGTAGTAACAGAGCCGACTTACTTAGTAGGTGAAGGAAAATACAATGAAGCCGTAGTACCTTTACCTGATGGAAGAAGTATACCTGTAATGATGAAAGGTGGTAGCGGTGGAACTGCGAATGTTACAGTAAACATTGCAGCAGATGGACAAGCAAGTTCAAACCTTACAGCAAATAATGGACAACAAGCAGCAGATCTTGCAAAAGCAGTATCAGCCGCAGTACAAGAAGAAATGCATAAACAACAAAGACCTGGCGGAATACTTAGTCCGTATGGCGGAGGATAAAGATGGCAATAGGATTTACAGATTTAACAAGTACAGTTAGACGTCCTGATAAAATGATGAGTGCGAGCTCCTCACCAAACCGTTTCGTAGCAAACTTTGGCGATGGATACCAACAAAGACTTGCAAAAGGAATAAACAACTTACAACAAACATACTCAGTATCTTTTGCAAATCGTACAAAAGAAGAAATAGACGATATTACTGCATTCTTTACAAGTAAGGGCGGAGTAACAAACTTTACATTTACCATTCCAGATTCAAATAATAGTGGAGAAACTGCTATTAAAGTAATCTGTGAACAATGGAGCCAAGCATATACTACAGGCGATTACTATGGCTGCTCGGCAACATTTACAAGAGTTTATGAATCATGACAGACGTAATCAAGGATGTACAGAAACAAGATCCAGGGTCAGCATTTATTGAACTCTTTGAAATTGATTTGCCTGGAACAAATGCATTCTTTCACTCAGGACTAGAAGCTGACATATCGACTCTCCAATTTAGAGATAGAACTAGCCCGGGAACTATTCGAGAATATACAGCACTTCCAATAGAGATATCTGGAATTGACTTACAGGCTGCAGGAGCATCAGCAAGACCAACACTAAGAGTTGCGAATGTTTTGTCAACATTTGGTGACGCAATCGGAATAACAAACGAAGATTTACTTGGCAAAAAGATATATAGAAGAACAACTTTGTATAAGTACTGTTATGGACAGTCGGGCGATGCAAACCCACCAATAGAGTTTCCACAACAAATGTGGTTTATTGATAGAATTGCAGAAAAAACAGCAATTCATATAGAATTTGAACTAGCATCTCCTTTTGATTTAGCAGGGGTATCCTTGCCGAGACGTTCAGTAGTTGCAAATGCATGCTCATGGAAGTATCAAGGCTCAAGTCCTGAAATATCTATAGCCAATCAAAATGGGGGCTGCACTTGGAGTACTTACAGTAGAATTACAGATACAGACGGTACAGTTAGAACTGCATACTTTAATAAAAAAGATGAAGAAGTAGTGAGTGCAAGTTCAACTCTTAATACGTACTCTTCGGGTAATGCAGTTACAAAAGGAGTCTACTACAAAGTAGCAAAATCAGGACTTACACAAATTAATACAGATGGAACTTTTACAACAAGTCAAAGTTCATATGACTACTGGCAAGCTAGAGTAAGTACAAGCAACCCAGGTACTCCCTCTGATACAAATGCAAACTTTAAAAGAATACGAGTATGGAGCGATTATTCAGCAAGCAGCACGTACAAAGCATATACAGATCCAAACTATAATGAATTTGTAAGGTATGATAGAGGCTCAGACGATGACCATGTAAGACTTTGGAAAGTAAAAACAACTACTCAAAATGGGAGTGCCCATAAAGCAACCCCTAATTTTAATGATTACTGGGAGCTTGGAGATCAATGTTCTAAAACTTTAAAAGGGTGTGCAAGTAGATATAAGTCTAGTTTTGCAACTATAGATGGAAGTGTTCGTAGAAATATAGATGAAAAAGATCAAACATTACCATTTGGAGGGTTTCCAGGAACTAAAACGCGTTCATGATAATAGAACCACATTTTGAAGAAATACTAGAACATTTTAATGCTGAATACCCAAGAGAGGGTTGCGGTGTAATAGGAATAAGAAAAGGGAAATCTATATGGTTTCCTTGCAAAAATGTAGCAGAGGATTTAGATGATTTTATAATCGACTCGCAAGACTACATTCGAGCAAGTCATAAAGCTGACATAATAGCAGTCGTTCATAGTCATCCTGATGCGAGTGCAAAACCGAGTGAGTTAGATATTAAACAATGTAATGGTTTGAATCTTGATTACTATATAATTAGTATACCTAATATTGAACTTGAACATTTAAAGCCAAAACGAGTAGACCGTCCTTTAGTTGGAAGAGATTATGAATTTGGTGTTTATGATTGTTTTTCATTAGTACAATCATACTATCAAAAATTCGAAATCGAAATGCCAAGACTTGCGTTTGAAGAGGACTGGTGGGATAAGGGACTTGATTACTTTGGAGATTTATGGGAGCAGTATGAAGGTTGGAATGAAGTTGATGATGGAAGTATACAAAAACATGATTTATTATATTTTAATATTATGTCAGACGTACCAAATCATTGTGGTGTATATTTAGGAGATGACTTGATTCTTCATCATATGGTGGGAAGAATATCAAGTAGAGAATTATTATATCCCTTTTGGGGAAAGCATAAAACAAAAATTTTAAGGAACGAAAAGTGCAAACAGTATATTTAAAAGGAGAACTCGGAGAACGCTTTGGAGAGAAGTGGAGCATGAATGTTAATCGCGTGTCCGATATTTTTAAACTTATAGAGTGCCAAAGAGAAGGCTACCGCCCGTATATGCAATATTGCATAGATAATGATATCGACTTTGCTGTACAAAGAGGCGAGGACTATATCGATGAGTCAGAGCTCATGCTTTCTTTAGGGCAAGATGATATTACAATTACTCCAATACCTGTAGGGTCAAAAAGTAAGGTAGCAAAACTTATAACTGCTGCTTTTATGATATATGTGGGGTATCAAATGGGTGCGCCAGGAGATCCTACTGCTGTTACGAGTACTACTGGAGGAGTTCATACAACTTCATATACGTACTCTCAAGTTAGTACAGGAATGAAAATAGCTAGTTGGACAATGATGACACTTGGAACATCTTTAGGATTACAAACACTAGCACAGATGATGATGCCCGATGGCAGCACAGATAATGAAGACGATTCACATTTATTTAGTGGTCCACAAAATACTACTGTACAAGGAGTTGCAGTTCCCGTTCTTTATGGAGAAATGATAGTAGGTGGAGCAAATATTAACACAAGTTACACAGCTCATAGAGGGCGTAGTTACATTCCAGGAATCGGAGTTATGACACCTCTAGGCGTATCAGAAGGGGCAGGAGAAGTAGACATGCAAATAGACGAGGTATTAGACTAATGGCATCAAATGTAACAGAAGCTTTTTTAGCAATTTATAACCAAGTGGGAGCTGGCAATGGTCGTTCTATGAGTGGAGAAACTCATCAGACAGCCGTTATCTATGACGCACTCTCAGAAGGAGAGATAGAAGGTTTAGTAGATGGTTCAGCAAGTATATACTTAAACGGATCACGTCTTGTAGATCTTGACACATACAAAACTTTAAATGAAATCAAGACTACAGCAACAGTAAGTGCAGGAAGTACAACAGTAACAGTAGCAACAGGAGCTCTTGATTTTGCAGATGTCGAAGGCGGACAAAGAAAAATTTTAATAAAAGGAGCTGGAAAACAAGGCTCGAGCATATTTAGTGCGACTGCAGGAACTACAACACTTACTGCTTCAACAAGTTGGTTTACAGGAAGTATGGCAACTGGTGGTATGATGACAGAGGGTGGAGGTCGTATTGAGATTGCAGGCGCAGGGCAAGATGGACGCCCTTATGTAGGTTATATTACATCACATACAAGCGCTACATCCGTACAGGTATACCCAGAAATAAGCACGACAGTAAGCGGAGTAAGTGGCGGAATAGATTTAGTAAGCGTTATTGCTTCCTATGATGTTGCAAATAATCAAGTTACCACTACAACAGCTGCAACAACAAGCGTATCGGGAGTAGCCGCAACTCTTAGCCCTCCTGTAAGAAGTGCTACAACTTACACTACAGAAACGCCAAAAACAAATTGGGAAGGAATAAATTACGCTTTTAGAACAGGAACTAAACATCAAAATCCTATGCAAGTAAAAGCAGGTGGAAATCCCACTGCAAGTTTTGTACATGCTCCACAAATACGAATGGATCAAAATAATACTTTTGATGGAACAAATGGAGTGGGGAATCATGTAGTTACAGCAACTCAGGTCGGAGTACCAAATGCAGCAGAAACAGATCAAATAAAATTTGTTATCGAGTGCCCACAACTTTTTGCAATTAGTACAAAATCAGGTACTGAGTATAACTCATGGGTTGAATTTACTTGTGATTTTAAATATTATAGAGGTAGTGATACTCATACAGTTAGAATCGTAGGACCTAGCGATAGTGATATCTTAGGTAGAGCTGGAGGTTTTGAATACTTTAATGACCAATCATCGGCTTCATTACATGATGGATTTATTGTAAATCAAACTAAAAAGAAGTTCCAAGAAGAGTATGTTCACAATATTGAACAGTATAAACCTTTCGATAACTGGGAATTAATATTTCAAAGAGTGAATGAGCCTAATAAAGCACAAGGGCATCATGATAACATGAATGAAGCTTTTATTAAATTTGTTGAAGCACAGCTTACTGATAAATTTAGATACCCTCATACAGCCTACGCAGGCATAAGTTTTAGTGCAAAAGATTTTAGTGGGCAACCTAAAAGAGGATATCATATAAGAGGAAAGAAAATTCAAGTTCCTACTAACTATTTAACTCGAGAAGAGATGGGGGCAAATGCACCTTCATATAAAAGACATATATCGAATGGTACAACTCAAGGAGCTTATCAAGACTGGGATGGAAACTTTAGAGGAGACGCTTCTAGCTTTGCAGTTGGAACTACAAATCATGATAAAGTATACTGCAATAACCCTGCATGGGTATTTTACGATATAGTAAGAGATAAGAGATATGGGCTTGGAGATCTTGTTGATGAGGACTTTGTAGATAAGTATGCTCTTTATCAAATTGCACGTTACTGTGATGAACTCGTAAGTGACGGAAAGGGCGGATTTGAACCTCGATTTACTTGTAATGCTTACTTTAACAAAAGAACAGAAGCTTATAAAGTTTTAAAAGATCTCGCAACAGTATTTAGAGGAATATGTTATTGGATGGATGGGCAACTAGTTCCTGTTCAAGATAGGCCTAAAGAGCCTGTTTACACATTTACTTCAGGTAATGTTATAGGGGGCGAGTTCGCATATGAAAGCACTTCGGAAAGAATACGAAAGAATCAAGTTATAGTTAAGTGGAATGACCCACAAGACCAGTATAAATCAAAATCCCATAGTGTTGATGATGTAGATAATATAATTGATACAGGAAAAATAAACTCAACAAATGTTACAGCTTTTGGTTGCACAAGTGAAGGTCAAGCACATAGAATCGGAAAGTGGAGATTAATTACAGATAAGATAGAAACTGAACTATGTAAATTTACTACTTCGGTGAATGCAGCGTTTATACGTCCTGGTGATATAATCAATATTCAAGATTATACATTAGATGCAGTTCAATTTAGTGGTAGAATAAATACAGGCACTAGTACTACTGCAGTAACTTTAGATAGATCAATTGTACTAGCAGCAAATACTACATATAAACTACACTTAGTTTATCCCTCGGGTGGAGCATACTTACAAGAAGAACTTGCTACGATTAATGGAACTGCATATGTAAGAGGCGACTTAATACTTCTTGATGAAGACGGAGCAGCTATAGATACTGAAGCAAAAGCATCTAATTTAAAAGATGATAGTAACAATCCGTTATTAACTTCTTGGAATGATAATACTAGAGTAGAAACAAAAACAATTTCAACAGGTGCAAGCACTACAAGCACCATAGCTGTTAGTTCTGCTTTTTCTTCAGTTCCAAATAGTGATGTTATTTGGGCAATCTCAGGTACAAAAAACAATGAAGAAGTATCTGGTACTCCAAAGCAGTACCGTGTCATGGGTATTAGTGAAGATGGAGATGGTCAATATACTGTTGGGGCAGCTCTTTACAATGACAAGAAATATGATATAATAGAGAAAGATTATAAAATACTACCTGATACAAAATCTGAGCATATAGTACAAACAAATAAACTTGGAGAAATTACAGACTTTGTCCCTGCTCCAGACGAAGCAACATTTACTATTCAACAAGTTTCAGGTGGTAGTGATACAGATGGAACAAATCAAGCCGAAAATATGACAGGTACGCTTGAAGGATTGATTGAGTGGGCAAATCCTGTCCATACAACAATTTCAAGCAAAGTAATTGCAAGTAGTTATGTGAACGAGACGCTCGGTATAGATGAAACAGGAATTACACTTGGAGCAGCCGCAACAACAGACACAGGCTTTGGAATTATAGAAAGAGGAACTTCGAATGAAGAAATAATACAATGGACTGCAAAAAGCGGAAGTGATATTACAGCAGTAAGAGGAGTACTAGGAAGCAAAGCAATAGCACATGACTCGGGAGTGAGTTTTACAGAAATGCAATCATACGAAAGTCCTTATACAGAACTTTCTCATTTCGAAGTAGAGCATACTCTTATAGGTACGTCTAGAAGTGAAAAGTTTACAAGAGAAATAGTTTCTGGAGGACGTACATTCTTACGTGTTAAAGATCCAATTGGAGGCACTCATAATATAAGAGTAAGAACAGTAAGTAATGCAGGGACTGTTTCTAAGTGGACTGTATTTACAAATACAATCAGAGCGCCAGGAACAGTAAAAGCTACTTCAAAAGGTAACTTAGCAGTAGGTGGAACAATGAGCTCCCCAATAGCTATTACAACTGCGGGAGCATATAATATTGCGAATAGTCTTTATAGTTTTACGGATGCAACAGGCGAAGAATATTCTATATCTCAAAGCACAAGTACACATGCTCAAAGAACACAATCTTTTTCAGGTCTAAGTGCTTCAAATGGCGTAGGGTATGCTTTGTTTGACACAAGTGCAGCTGCAAGCGATCCTTGGAAAGCAATAGACCAAAAAACTGATTCTACATACCATGTCGGCTATGGATCTACAACAAGTGGATTTACATGGTGGAAAGAAGTAGGGGCAGGTAATAATGGGCTAACTTTATGTAACGGAACAATAACAGCTACTGCAGGCAGTAGCACAGTTACGGGTTCGAGTACGGCATTCACAACAGACTTTGCTGCAGGTGATGTCATTCGTCTCGGAAGTACTAATGACTACGCAGAAAATACAGCAGCATGGTATGGGTATGTAGACAAAGTAACAAGCAACACAAGTTTAACCGTAAGAGGCTCGGTAACAAAAGCCTTTTCAAGTAAGTTCGCATATAAACAAAGTTT